CTTACCAGTAATAGTAGAAATATCCTTAGAGGAACCATACATGTTACCATTAGCATAAGATACACCATTAGCATCAATACCTTGGTCATTCTGGTTTCTATCATCTAAGAGAGGAATCCAAACATACTGCTTAAGGAACTTACCATTGTTAGGAGCAAGGTTACGCTGAGTACCAAGCTTAGCAAATGTCTGAATTTTAGAAGCTTCAATGAGGGAATCGCGAATCCAGTAATCATTAATTAACTGCTTCTTAAGAGAACCGGTATCAGCTACATTACCTGAACCATAGTTAATATATCCCTTAGCAGGATCTACTACAGTAGAAGCTTGTCTACCACCATTACCATACTGAACACCATAAGAAATAGGATTATTATCTGATCCAGTATAAGTCTGTGAAGTATTAGAATATTCAAATGAAGGCATAGTTTATTACATCCTTAATAATGCGTTCAAGTCAATCTTAGCAAAGTCAGCATCTGAACACTTTAAAGGATCATACATAGGCATAACATTGTTACCATTATTTCTAATAGGACTTACACTCTGCTTACGCTGCTGCATTATCTGTTGCTGTTGAAACTGCTGTTGCTGATATGGATTAACTTGAGGTTGTTGATATTGTGGTTGTATGTACTGCTGTGGCTGTTGATATTGTGGCTGTACATACTGAGGTTGTTGTACTTGTTGCTGTTGTTGCTGATTCAGCATTTCAGAGCAAATCTTAACATATGCATCATATGTTTTTAATCTAGCAAAGTCAGGATTAACACTTTTAGCATACATGATTTCACTCATAATTTTATCATGAGTACCATCTTCCATAAGATGTACCAATGCCTTTAATGCACCTGGTTCATGATAAAACTTACTTACTGAATCAGAATCTATTGAGCCTAAAAAACTAAGTGCATCAGTATACTTAGGTGATACGCTTAACTCATCAATGGCTTCTTGAGCATCATACTGTTCTTCACTAATTCTATGATTCTGAGGTACATAATTAGTATTCTCTGTTCCTTCTACAGGATTACCCCATTCATCTGTAGTCTTAGACATAAGAGAATTAATATCTATCTTCTTATCACGAATAAGCTTCTTAAGTGCTTCAGGATTACCCTGATACAAATCAATAGCATAGTTAAGATTATTACCTAACATGTTATTGTTCTCAAGGGCTCTCATCTCCATTAATCTAGGCTTGAGTTGTTGTTGCTTCTTGGTATAATCAATACCCTGTTGCATAAGAGGAATTGCATCATGCCAATCCTTTAACTTAAAGGTCTTACCGGATGCTTTAAATTCCTGCATTATACCCTTATAGGCTTCTATAGCTTCATTTGGATCTATATCAGGTTGTCCTTCACCTTCTGGAGCATTCTGTGCATACTCCTGTTGCTGTGTTGGTGCTGGATTCTGTTGGTAGTTATCCTGTGGCTGAGCTTGAGCCTGTTCATATTGGTTTAACTGTCTATCTGCTTCAGCCTCATATTCTTGAAAAGGTACTTTAAGAAAGTCTTCATCAGAAAGGGAAGTGTCTGTAGAAGTATTCATATTTTCTTCAAACATTATTCATCATCCTCCTGAATAGTTGCATCTTCTTCTAAAGTAGCCTTAGCAGCTTTAGCTTGATTTTCAATAGTTAAAAAGTATGCTTCTAATTTAGCTATTGCTTCTAAATTAGAATGCAATCTCTTCTTACTATCATCAGTAGCAGCATAAGGTAAAGCCATCATACTTCCCTTGATACCTGATTCAATAAATCCATTAAGAATTATCTCCTTAAAGTCTTCATTGTTTTTCAGTGCCTCAAGTCTTTCATTTAATCTAATACTATCATTAAGTGCTTTAGATTCTAATTCAGTCATTATAAACTTTCCTTTTTAGTTTTGTTTTGGTTCTTGATTTTAGCCATCTCGGCTCTATGTTTTAAAAGTGAGTCTGCGTTCTTCTGACGTAATTCATCACTCTTAAGACGTAGTTCTTCATCTCTCTGGTCCATCTTACGAGATTCCATAGCATACTTCATACCCATTTCCTGCATAGCTTTTTCAGCTTGTGCCTTAGCTTGAGCACCTTGAAGTTCCATAGCTCTATTGTGAGATATACCAGTAACATTATCCATATAATCCTGATCAACCTGACGAGCAAGAGCATTAGTGTAGTTAGCCTTAGCCATTTCACCTTGAGCTCTACCCATAACTTCCTGAGGCTTGTATTGAGCTTCAACCATTTCACTCTGAGCCTTAGCACCACTAAGCTGAGCATCAGCTTGAAGTTTTTGTACCTCAGCTTGTAATTTACCAAGCTGTGCTTCAAGCATTTGCATTTGTAATTGCTGCATTTGTTGTTGCATAGGATCAGGTTCAGGAGGGGTAAACTGTCTTATTCTCTCAGCTAATTCAGGCATCTTTCTTAAATCGCATATCTCAGCAAGAACCATCTGAGTCATTGCTGGATTTACTGTATTACCAAGAGTCTGTAGCATAAAAGCTAATGATTCAGCTTTCATAGTATCTTCTTCTGCAGAGGTAATAGTGAGAACCAAATCAAAATTACCTGCTAAATCATCTCTTTTAATTTCTACAAAGTCTTGGTTTGTAACTCTGATAATTTCGTTATCATTAAGCCAAAGAGCATTCATAGCTATGATCTTTCTAGCTACTTTCTTTAGACCTTCTGCTAATCTTCTAAGGATACCTGTTTCTCTCTTAGTAGATGCATCAAGTACACTCTTAACACCTGATGCTGTATCTCCTAAAGAGTTACCATTAATACCTTCAGAGTAAGCTTTAACTCCTGTTAATGCTTCTGCTTCCTGCTGCTGACTCTGAATGAATACTAATGGTGTCTGAGGTAATTCAGGATATGTAAATTGGAATATAGCCTGATTAGCAGGTATACCCGGATTTAACATAAAGTCATCACCTTTAACAAACTTATTAAAGTTTACAGTATCTAAAGCATCTTTAGTAATTGCTGTTTGGCTATTAGCACTTTTACCTAATGTATCTATAAAACCTCTAGTAATAGAACCAATGATATCCTGATTATCTTCTATTAATGCTCCATCAGGTTCACCATAGAGACTATTAGCTATAGGTAAATAAGGTACTATTACAAAAGGAGGTTTATGGTCAGGGTAAGGATTCTCTTCTAAACGAATCATTACATCACCTACCCAAGTAGCTACGATAGGTACCTTAGTACCATTACCATTAATATCCCAGTTACCCCAGTATTCATATACAGTAACTTTCTTTCTAGCGGGATCTTTGAATATTTCAGAGGAACTAGTATTTAAATAGGAGTTATCTATAGCAGCATCATCTGGTATCTGATTTACATTTTCATATCTACCATCTGCTAATAAGTCTGCTTTACAGGAATTAAATACATAGATGATAAATTCAGCATTATCCAGATCACCTTCACATGTAGGATCTACATATACTTTATGATAGTCTATTACTGATATGCTTGGTTTATTAATAATTGTTTCTTTCTGTTCTATTTGAGTTCCTACTTGTATAGGTTCATACATAATAGGAGGAAGACTAGATAATTGTTCTTGGTTTTGTTGCTGTATACTTTGTAATTCTTCAGGAGGTAGACCCTGCTGTTGTGCTTCCATCAACTGCATTTGCATCTGCTGCATTATTTGCTGCTCTCTCGCCTGAGTTTCTTCTTGAGCTCTTTGTAATGCATCAACCCACTGCATAGGTACATTTTGAGAATAGATAGAATCACTAAACATTCTCTGTATTCTCTCAAACCTACTAGATGCATAAGCATCGCTAGGGTCTACAGGCTGAAGTTGATACTGGGGTACAGGGATATCTTGGTAATCTCTTTGTTCAATCCAATCTACTCTAAGAATAGCTGTACCAGTATCAACGGCACTTCTAACATAATCATCAATGAACTTAATCTTGTTAATCTGTGTATTAAACTGATTGTTTAACACTAACTCATTCTGTCTAGCAGAATACCCATCCTCATAGGATACAGGATTAACTTTGAATATGTTAGGTGTGGATAGGAATGGTTCAGATAAAGAAGCATATCTCCATTCTGCTTGTTTACGTATTAATTTAGGAACTATTGTGCTTCGGAATTTATCTTTAGGTTTAGGAAGACGCTTAGCTTCTAAGTTTTCAAGCCAGTGATTAATTTTTGCCACCTGAGCATTATGATATGTGGTAGAATTATTCAAGTCCTGTTTAAGACTATCTACCGTAGGTTGATTATTCCAAATATTTGATTGCATAGTTAGCTCCTAAAATTGAGGACAAGGTATAAATAACATTTTAAAGGTTTGTCAAGGATTTTTATCATGAATATTAAGCCATTAGTAAAAAATTTTATTGCTCCTGAGTATAAAGAAGAATTATCTGGAGGATTAGATATATACTTTCAAGAAGATACTTCTTTACGTGTAGGTAAGGATAATATAGTTAAATTAGGTTTTGCTGCAGAAGTACCAGAAGGACATGTAGCATTACTTATACCTCGTTCTAGTGCAGGTTCAAAAGGATTAGCTTTACGTAATACTGTAGGAGTAATTGATTCTGACTATAGAGGTGAATGGATTGCTCACATCGTTATAGATGATGTAGATAATGTTTGGGGGAAGCCTATGGTATATAAGAGAGGAGAAAGAGCTTTACAGGCTGTTATTGTTCCTTTTAACCATGTAAATATAAATATTGTAGAAGAACTATCAGATACTAATAGGGGTGAAGGTGGTTTTGGGAGTACCGGTAAGTGACATTTCAAGATTATATAATTTTAACTTTCTTACTTATTGCATGTACATCTAATCTAACCAAGTACATATTAAATAATCTTAGGTAATATAATATAACCCCTTAAATTAGGGGTTATTTTTTACACTCTCAATAATATCTAACTCACTCATCCTACGTATATATTGATTATTTATTGAAGAAGATGTTCCATACTTCTTTACATAATCCTGATAGTATTTCATTAATTTTTGCTGAGATGTAAATTCTCTAAACATATTATCTTTACGTGATTTATATATAGTAAGTTCTTTTTTAGTCATGCAGTTTCCTTGACATATTTCTAAATACTTTATAATTATACACGCTATCTTATTAATTAATAGGAGTAATTATGCAATATACATCTCAGAATCCAATCACTACACAAATACAAGGATATTTACTTGATCCTATGAAGAATCCTTTAAAGAACTATACTATCATAGCAGAAGCTACTGATTCACATGGAAGTCTTAAAGGATTAAGAAGTTCATTTAAAACTAATTCTTTTGGTTTCTATAAATTCTTTCTAGTAGAAGGATACCATAAGATCTATACCCTTAAGGATGAAGACTCTAATGAAAAAGAAGTAGGAACTATTCACGTTAAAGAATCAGATTTAAACAAAGTTTATACCTTACAGGAGTTACTGAATAAATGAGTGCCATAAGTGTAGCATGTGACATTATACGTAAGTGGGAAGGATTAAGACTTACTGCTTATCAGGATCAAGTAGGTATATGGACTGTAGGTTATGGTTCTACAGGTAAGAATATTACCAGAGGAACCAAGATAACAGAAGACCAAGCAGATGAGTTACTCAGACAGAGAGTACTAGAAGATTACAACTGGCTTAAGAAGTATGTAACACTTAATGATAATCAGTTTGGTGCTTGTCTTTCCCTAATGTATAACATTGGTAGAGCTAACTTTAAATCTAGTTCTTTATTCACCCACCTTAAGAAGAGAGACTATGAGGAAGTAGGTAGACAATTCTTACGTTGGAAGTACATTACTATTAGTGGAGTTAAGAAGGTATCAGATGGTCTATATAATCGTAGAGTTGATGAAAAGAATCTTTTCCTTAAGCCTGTCTAAAGAGTTCTGGTTTACATTAGGTGTTATATCCCTATGTATTGGCTCATATTACGCAGGGAGAGATAAAGCCTACTCAGAATACCAGAATACTCTTCAAATTCAACGTGAACACTCTCAGAGGGCTTTAAAGCGATTACAGGAAGAGAACCAAGAAAAAGAAGATGAAATAGTTAAGAAGTATCTTCTAGAGATAGATAAACTTAAACAAATGAATGAGGATATATCTAATGCTAAGATTAAAGATACTATTGAGTGTCCTACTGTTACTAGTGACAGGATGCAGCACTCAAAAACAAATACCAGTAACAACAGTAGAAGATTGTCCAAAGATAAGAGTAAATCCAATCTTCTCTGTTATACCAAAACCCAACTACGAGAT